ATATTTAGAAGTGCTGGGTACTGGGAAATAAGTAAGAAAATTTATTATATATTGGAGGGAATATTTTAAATATGGATAGTATAAGACTTTTAAAAGCGGCTGAAATTGAATGCAGAGTACAAAGCGTTAAAAAAAGTGGAAATAGTGCAGGGTGTATATTATTGCTCTATAAAGATGCTAGGTGCGATATGAAAATACTTGATGAAGTATTTGGGCCTCTAGGATGGGAAAGAGAGCATCAAGTTATAAACGGTAATTTGTTTTGTACTATAAGAGTATATGATGTAGAAAAGGGAATGTGGGTATCTAAACAAGATGTGGGTACTGAAAGTAATACAGAAAAAGAGAAAGGACAGGCTTCTGATAGCTTTAAAAGAGCATGTTTTAATCTCGGAATAGGAAGAGAACTTTATACAGCACCATTTATATGGATTAGTTTAAATCAAGGCGAGTATAGTGAGAGAAATAATAGGTTATCGGTAAATTCTAGTGTGAGGTTTAGAGTTAAGGATATTGATTATAATGAAGCAAGTGAAATTTCTTCTTTAGAAATAGTTGATAATAAAAATATTGTTAGATACAAACTTGGAGATAAAACACCAGAGTCAACAGAACCTATGAGTAACAACCAAGATAATAAAAATACATCTTCCAATAAATACAAATGTGAAAAATGCGGAGCTGAAATATCAGAAAAGGTTGCAAATTACAGTAAAAGTAAACTTGGACATAGCTTATGTATGGCTTGCCAAAAGAAATAAGGTGATATTATGGCACAACGTAGAATGTTTTCTCTAAAAATAATTGATACAGATTTGTTCCTTGATATGCCCATGAGTGCAAGGTTGTTATATTACGACCTTAGCATGAGGGCAGATGATGATGGTTTTGTAGCTTCACCTAAGAAAATTCAAAGGGTTATAGGTTGTAGTAATGATGATTTTAGATTGCTGATAACAAAGCAATTTATTATACCTTTTGAAAATGGTATTTGTGTAATAAAACATTGGAGAATACACAATTATATAAGGTCGGACAGGTATGCAAGTACAATTTATCAAGAAGAAAAACGGTTATTAGTAGAGAATAATGGAACTTATGAATTAAATGATATACAAAATGTCATACCAAGTGACAACCAAGTGGTAGACAAAATGGATACACAGGTTAGGTTAGGTAAGGATAGGTTAGAGATAGGTAAGGATAGTATAGATAAAGAAGAACCAAAACCTAAAAATAAACCTCCAAAAGAAATTAAACATAAATATGGAGAATATAATCATATCTCATTAACAGATAAAGAATATGAAAAGTTAGTTAAAGATTTTAATGAAAAGCTAATCAAATCATTTATTACTAAAATGGATGAATATATAGAACTGCATGGAAAGACATATAAAAACTATAACTTAGCTATAAGGCAATGGATAAAAAGAGATAATGACAAGGGGAATAGTAAACAGAATAAGGCTGTGAACCACAAGGTAACAACCTTCAACAACTATGACCAGCGAGAATATGATTATGATGAATTAGAAAAGAAACTATTAGGAAATTGAGGAGTGAATATATATGAGGGGGATAGCAACTAAAAAGAAAAAGGAAGTACTAAGACTTAAAAAGAATGGTTGGCCATTAAAATCTATCTCCTTAGAACTAGGCTTGGGGATGAATAGAGTAAAGGAAATAGTTAAGGAGAGTGAAGATGTTAACTCTAAACTTTTGGATAGAAGAAATAATAAGGCTAGTACAAGAAGGTAAGAGTATTAAACAAGCTATAGGGATAGTTAAAGAATGGAGAAAGGAATATTAATATGGGAGAAATAGCACAATTAATTTTAAACGGAACATTATGCGAAGAATGTGGGTGTCTAATAGAAGATTTAATACCTAAAGATGGCTCAAAGGATTTGCTAAAGCCACCAGGACATCCACGAAAATGTGAAGATTGCAAAGAAGATTAATACGGAATCTGAATATATTACGAAGGGGGTTTATTAACAATGAAACAATTTATAACAGGTGAACAAATTTATAAAGAGAAAATGACTTTTGATAAATTTGAGGAATTGCGAGAACTACTTGGTATGGCTAATGGGATGTTTGGCGAGAGATGTAGTATTGGTAAAATGCTTGAGATACTTGAATCTAAATCAAATTATACTCAACAATTAATTCATGAAGGTGGTAGGTATTGTGTATCTATAAACCCAAAACAGGGTTATACCACTGCTTGGGAAACTGAATATTACAATGAACCTTGTGATGCATTATGGGAAGCAGTTAAACATGTACTTTGATTCGGCATTCAAAAAATAGACGAACAAAGGAAGGTGAAACTTAAAATGAGAAATATTAAATTCAGAGCATGGGATAAAGTTAGTAAAACAATGTATACAGATGCAGTAAATAATTGCAAAGATAGTTTTGACATGATTTTAAAGCATCCACAAGTATATGAGGTTATGCAATACACAGGGCTTAAGGATAAAGATGGAGTGGAAATATATGAGGGAGACATTGTGAAGTGTAAAATCCAAGATAAAAAATCAATGGAAAAGCACTTAAATAAGCTTGGATTTGGTGAAATGGAATATAAATATAGGAATTATGTTATTGAATGGTGGAGTAGTCAATTTCAATGTGGTTATAGAGTAAGAAATAAGGGAAATACATTTATAATTAATCAAGGGACTTTAAATAATATGAAAGCTGTAATTATAAGTGATATCCATGAAAATCCAGAATTATTTGAGAATAAAAAATGTTAACTCTAAACTTTTGGATAGAAGAAATAATAAGGCTAGCACAAGAAGATAAGAGTATTAGACAAGCCATAGAGATAGTTAAGAATTGGAAAGATAGTTCGGAAAATGAATATAGGTCGTAGTAACTGGAGGTAGTTACATGAGATATAGAAATAAAAATCCACATAATCAATCCTGGTAGACCAGGTTACGAGGTTTGAGGGTACACAGCCCAATAGTTTAGCAAACCATGAAGAATGAACCGTAAGAGTGATAATTAGAGTATAAAGTCTTTAATAATTGTGTGATTACTACTATCTTAAACATAGATGCTAGGGTAAAAGCGTGGGAAGCTCTAAAGACTGACCTTACTAGATGTGTAAAAACATTTAGAAGGTCGAATATGTGGAGTATGTAGTTTGCTTAAGCGGTGGACATAGCTCAGCATTAGTAGCTATAGAAGCTGTTAGAAAAGTAGGTAAAGAAAATGTAATTTTATTGAATCATGATATAAGTCCCTTAGTTGAGGATTTAGATATAAAAAGATTTAAAAAGGAAATATCAAAGTACCTAGAAGTACCTATAACTTATGCAAATATGGAAGGCTGGGAAACAAAAACACCATTAAAAATTTGCAAAGATATAGGAGCCTTTAAAGTAGGAACTGGTACTGCATTATGTACTTATAATCTTAAAACAAAACCTTTTTATAAATGGCTAAATAAGCATTATCCAGTTAAAAAAGATGATATGAGAGAAGATGTTAAAATTCTGTATGGTTTCGATAAAAGCGAACCTAGTAGAATACAAAGAAGAATAGGTGTAATGCAAACAAAAGGATACTATACCGACTTCCCTTTGGCTTACTGGAATAGAACAATACAAAATACTGAAGATATAGGAATTAAAAGACCTAAGACATATGAATTATTTAGGCATGCCAATTGTATAGGATGTTTAAAAGCTGGTAAACAGCAATGGTATTTAGTTTATTGTTTATACCCTGAGATATGGAAAGAAGCTATAGAAACAGAAAATGCGATAGGCTATAGCATATTAAAAGATACTTTTTTAGAAGATCTTGAACCAAAATTTAAGCAAATGAAATGTAGGGGCATAGTTCCAGGAGAAAAGATGCAGCCACAAACATTTTGGGCAGCAGTTGAAAAAGCTTTACCCATGAATGGTCAGTTATCATTTTTACCATGTGAATGTGCATTATAGTTAGTTCAGACTACAAAAATATTAAGAACTAAGCAGTAGTACACCTATATCTATACTCTAAGTGTACTACTGTAATAATAAAATAAGAAGGTGATAAAATGGAAAATAGTAAAAAGATAATACTTGATTTGTGCGGTGGTACTGGAAGTTGGTCAAAACCTTATAAAGATGCTGGATATGATGTAAGGCTTATAACTCTTCCACAGTATGACGTATTTACCTATGAGCCACCAAAGAATGTATATGGAATATTGGCAGCACCTACATGTACGCATTTTAGCTTAGCAAGAACAAATGCAAAAACGCCTAGAGATTTAGGGGGGGCAATGCAGTTAGTTAAAAGATGCTTAGAAATAATATGGCAACAACAATATGAATTACCTAGTAAAAATTCAAAAGTAACAACTTTAAAGTTTTGGGCATTAGAAAATCCAAGAGGGTTTTTAAGATACTTTTTAGGTAATCCACCTTTGGAAATGAATCCATATGAATATGGTAATTCTTATAAAAAAGTAACTCATATCTGGGGAAATTTTAATCTACCGGAGAAAAATATAGTTGAATACGACCAAACAAAATTTGACGCAAGGTTACTGGAAGATTTGCCACCACTACCAGAAGGATTTATATATAACAAAGGTTGTGGTTTAGATAAAAGACAAGTTAGAAGAAGTATAACTCCACCGGGTTTTTCAAAAGCCTTCTTTGAAGCTAACAAATAAGGGAGTGATAGATAAATGAGTTCAGAAATACATTTCTGCTCTATCTGTGGGAATCCAATAACCGAAGATCACCACATAATCTTTAAAAGTCAAGTAAAGCCATTAGATAAATGTCCATACAATCATGTTTATCTATGTCAAACACATCATAGAGACCATAAACAAGGAGTTCACTTCAATAAGAAATTAGACACACACTTTAAAATGCAATTTAAGGCTAAATTAGAAGAATTATTCACACAGGAGACATATATGGCTATAGATATAAAAGACAAGCTTAAAATAAGCGACAGGGCAGTAAAAAGCCTATGTAAGTTAATAACTTCTCATATAGGACTATATAAACGTGAGGATATTATAAGGACAGCACTAGGAGGAAAGATATATGAATAGCGGAAAAGTATTTGAGGAAGATATTAAAAAATCTATAAACGATAAATATTTTATATATAAATTAAAGGATAGTGCTGGAACATGGCAAGGTGGCAATAACACAAGATTTACAAGTTCTAATATATGTGACTATATAGTGTTTGCTAACGGATGGCTTCATTTACTGGAATTAAAGAGCCATAAAGGTGCTAGTATACCAATTGCACCGATAAAGAATAAACAGGGCAAAATAACTAAATATGGAGCAATTAGAACCAATCAAGTAGAAGGATTATTTAAGGAATATTGTAAGCCTAAAATGAATTGTGGATTTATATTTAATCTTTCAGATAAAGAGAAGACATGGTTTGTTGATATTTTAAATATAAAAGTAGAGATTGAACGTCAGGCTAGAAGCTTATCTTTGGAGTGGTTAGAAATGCATGGAGTTTTAATTCCACAGGAGAAGAAAAGGACAAGGTACAAATATGACTTATCGGTAATCTTAGATTAAAAGGAGCTGAATAACATGGATGATTGTATTTATAGTTATTGCCATACATGCCCACATGACAGCAATGATATTGGTTGTACAGCAGATTTTTGTCCTTGCCACCATTGTTGTCATGAATGTGAAGATGCAAGTTATGAAGATGGTCCTATAGCAGATTTTTACACAAGGAAGTGAATAAAATGGCAGTAGAAACTACAGATATAGCACAAGCAATATGGCTAAACAATAAAAGGCTAGATAAAGGTATGGATATATTAACAGAAGCTTCTAAGAAGTATGCAGAAGAAGAAAGTAAATATAGAAAATCTTTAAGTATAGAAATAATGAAACTAAGGGATGCCAAAATCCCAGTTTCATTAATAAGTGATATAGCAAAAGGAAATTTGTCGAAAGAGTTATTTGCAAGAAATATTGCAGAATTTGAATATAAGGCATGTAGGGATAAATTAAATTCTATACAGGTTGAAACTAATGCTTTACAGAGTTTATTAAGAGTTTATAGCAATATAGGAGAGTGATTTTATGGGAACTAAAAAGAAGTTAGATAACATTATTTGGCATATCGAAACCAATAGAGAGGTTTTGAGTGACGAAAGAACATTAGATGACGCATTAAAATCTTTGAAAAATTGGTCTAAGGAATTAATAAATGAAAGTGTTTTGAAAGTAGAAGAATCTAAAACCTACAAGGGTTGGGAAATTCTAAAGATGATAAATGAAGGTGAGTTGAAAGATGGAGATAAATATATCAGAAATGATAGTGCAATTTTTGAAATAGGAGCAGGTCTTCAACCGAATACAAAAAGTTGGGCTAAAGATACTTTTACTATTCCAGAGAAAGAATATATGACCTTTGAAGAAGCTATAAAACATAAAAAAATATTTAAATATAAAGATTGGGAATGTTATCGTGGCGTAGCTAATGCGATGTCAAAACTAGGCACAACTTATACTAATGAAGAAATAGAAGAAATGATAAATGAAAAGGCTTGGGAGGTAGAAGAATGTTAAGTTTACAAAAATTATTAGATATGCAAAAGGAATTAGATAAAACTATATTAGAGAATGCTCAAATAAAGGAATATCCTTTAGAGAATATAAAGTTAGCTTTGCTTGTAGAGTTGGGTGAATTGGCTAATGTATGGCAAGGGTTTAAGCACTGGAAGAAACATAAGGAAATAAATAGAGAGAAGTTACTAGAAGAATTTGCAGATTGCTTAAGCTTCGCTCTTAGCTTAGAGAACCAATTACATCAAAGTGATTTAGATATCAACTATTATGTTGAAAATCTTAATCCGAAATTCCATGAATCTATAGATATTATGATATTACAATTTAATGGATTATTTGATGAAGTTTGTAGATTAGATAATGCATTAGAAGGAGTAATAATATGTGGATTATGGCTTGGAATTACACCAGAAGAAATGGAACAGGCTTATTATGCTAAAAACAAGGTAAATTATGAAAGACAAAACAATGGATATTAAGGAATTAAATACTGTAGAGAGACTTAAACTCTCTTTACAGTATTCCATATCACCTAAGCATAAAAAGGACTTAAGGAGAAGGATAGCAGAGTTAGAGAGTGGACAAATAAGTTTATTTGGAGGTAATGAAAATGAATATAGGTAAATGGATGTATGAACTTTATGGAAATGAAATTTGGGAAGGAGAAGAATTCGATACTAAAGAAGATGCAATAAAGGCAGCAAAAGAAGAATTAGGCTCACAAGAAATGAAACAATTTATGAGTAGCTTTAAAGTGGGGCAAATTGCAGAAGTATCTATATGTGGTGTAGACGTAGATTCTATTTTGGAAAATGTAGCAGAGAATACTGCGGATGAAGTTGGAGAAGTTGGGGACGAATATTTGTGTGATGTTGAAAGAGAACATGCAGAAGAACTAGAAGAAAAGCTCAATAAGGTACTATTTGATTGGATAAAGAAACATGGATATGAACCTGGCTTCTTTAAAATTGAAAATGAAGAAACAATATCTATAGAAGGTGATTCTCTTGAAAATAATGATAATGAAATGTAAAGGTAATAGTTGGTATAAGGATAAAATAGGAGAAAGATATAGTGTATCAGATAGTACAAGTATAACTTATATAGTTAAAGTAGGTAAGGAATATAAGAGTGCGGATAAGGATGATTGTTCAATAATTTAAAAATAATGAGGTGAGATAAATGAGGGGAGAATTACAATTTGCTATAGTTGATGAATATGGTACAAAGCAAATACTGTATAGCGAGGTACAGGAATTTAAAGCAGAGTTATGTAACAAGAAAGATTATTCTTTAGCAAATATAGAAGATGTATCAATATCCTGTGATGTTGAGCTTACTAAAGAAGGTAAAGAGTTTTTTGAACAACAATTTCTACAAGCCAGCGCAGAACATATTGAGAAAATATTATCTGAAATGAATAAATTTAATGTTAGAAAATTAACATATAGGTTGTGATATAAGTGATAGATAAAGAAACCTTCAGGAAGACAGAAAAGAAGTTATATAACTATTTCAAGAAGGATAAGAAGATAAATAGTTTAAAGAGAAAAATAACACTGTTAAATAAGCATATAGATCAAATAGATTATAAATTAAAGCATACCGATATATCTATTCCAGAAGAATCTAAAAGCATGACATATGAAGAAAGAGTACAGACAAGCTCTACTGGAGAAAGTTATGCAGAAAGAACAGCTCTTAAAATAACAGATAGATTAATAATAGAACAATCAAGGAAGTTTGATGAAATATCAGAGATAGAAGAAGAGATAAGAAATATAGAAGCTGATAATATAATAATTGAGGAGAATATAAAATTGCTTAGAAAAGAAGATATTGAGTTTTTAAAATCTAAGTATGATAAAGAATTACCAGACTGGGAAGTTGGAATTAACTTAAGTTTATCTCGGTCAAATGTAACAAGGAAAAGGCAAAGGTTAGTAGACAATATAGCTAACTGGGAAGCATGGACAAAAATCATGCACTAAATTTGCACCAAAGTTGCACGATTTTACCTATCAATCCATGTTATTATAGTATTGTACCAAAATTACTAAGGCATGTTTAAGTGTAGTGGGGATTACGATTAATCAACTGCAATAGTAAAGAGTGGTAACAAATAATAAAATACAATATCTTGTACAAAAGCATCTAGTTTAATTACTGGGTGCTTTTGTTATACATAAGGAGTAAAGACATGAGTTTAAGGGAGTTTCTATATAAACATATATTTAAAGAACCTGATCCTAAGGAGGATGAGAAAAATGAAGGAAGGAAGTTTAGTAAAGATACTAGACGAGAATGAATGGCAAGGGTTATATGGAATAGTTAAGTATTTAATAGATGATGTAGCTTATATATTTTGTGTGGACCATCCAAATGACTTGTATGCAGCTACAGAGAATAACGCAATATGTGTTATAGAAGAATAAGGAAGGTGAAATAAATGCAGATAATAGCATGGATGGGATTTATTATCATGATACTTAGATTCATAAACAACTTTATAGAGATATTTACTGAAAAAACTATAGCAAGGAGAGCTGCTTGTTTTGCAGTTAGTATAATAAATTGTCTACTTGTATATTTCTTTTCTGTATATCTATTCAGATAAAAGAAATATATATTTATAAATATACAGAAACATATAAATTATTGTAAGGGTAGAATGCATATACAATGTATAAATAGCAATAAGGAGGTAATTATTGTGGAGATGCAGTATTTTGGTGATGAGTTACAATTAATAACTCAAGGAGAAGCAATACAAGATTATAAGAATAATTGCATTGAATATGTAAATAAACAGATAGAGATTAATAATAAAGAATTTAGCTGTACTGCTGAACTATTAAAGGAAAGATTATATCCAGAACTCATAGAAGTAATAAAGAAAGAGTTCAATATATTGGCAGAAACAGATGGATTATTAATTATAAATTGGTTGTATCAGAATTGGCTATATAAGGATGGTGAATAGATATGGAAAAACTAAAGAATATCAGGGAGATTGTCATGGATGGAATTATTGTAAATAAAGCAAATGAATTAAGAAAACAATTAGTAGATAGATTGAATGAATTGATAACAAGAACAAATAAAGTAATTTGCAATAATTATATGTTTAGTAACGTATTAGATGATAGATTAAACAGTTACTATAAACTAGTAAAATCCAGAGAACGTATATGCTCATTAGAATTAGATGATTTTATTAAATTAGATATCCAAGAAGAAATCAACAATATATTCAATGGTGATAAATTAATTATGAATGAATTGTATTCCACATTATATTTAAATGCTTAAGAAGTTATGCAGCTACAATGGATGTAAAGTATTAGTAGACTATGGTATTAAATACTGTGATAAGCATAAGGCAAGACACAATATATACAAAGCTAATAGATTAAAAGATAAGACAGAGAAAAAGATACAAGGATTCTATAATAGTATAGAGTGGATAAGAGCAAGGGAATTAGTAAAGACAAAGCAATATGGTATAGACATAGTAGAATATTACAAGACTGGTAAGATAGTTACGGCAGAAACCTATCATCATATAGTAGAAGTTAAAGAAGATTATAATATGAGGTTAGATATATATAATGTATTAGGTTTAACTAATAGCAACCATCAAAAGATACATGGTAAGTATAACAAAGATGACTATACGAGATTACAGATACAGAAAGAATTAAAAGGATTACTGTTAAAATTTTATAATGAATTTAGCTGATGGTTAAGGATGGCTTGAATAAAGGGATATGGGGGTATAAAAAGTTTTTAAAAATATTTTTAGAGGGTCGCCCCCAACTCTCGATTTTGAAAAATTCCTTTATGAGATTTTTTTAAGCGACTAGGAGGTGATAAACAATGTCAAAAAGTGCCAAACCAATTGCTATAAATTCTAGTCATTTAACCAAAGAAGAGATTGAAGATAGAAAAGAGCAGGAGGAAAAGTTGCAAGGTAATGACGATTTAGTTTATACACCTCCTAGAGATTTAAGAACTAAAACCGAAAAAGAACTATATGTTTATCTCGTAGAGCAATTGAAAGCTTCTGCTATTTTAAATAACCTAGATATACAAATATTAGTTCAAACTGTAGACAGTATTATGAACATGAGAGCCGCAAAGAAAGCTATTAAAAAATATGGTATGGTTATAGAAAAAGATGATGGAGGATTGCAAAAGAATCCAGCTATAACAATCTATAAAGATTATAGTGCAATATTTTATCAATGTTGTTTACAATTAGGTTTAAGTCCTTCTGCAAGAGCAAAATTATCTGTAATTAATGTAAAGACAAAAGAAGATAAGAAAGACCCTTTGTTAAAAGCTTTGCGTGGTGAGGATTAAATGCTCTTACTTGATAAAGCTGTTAAATATTCACAAGATGTTATTAGTGGCAAAGAAATTACTACAGATGAAGTTAAAATACAATGCAGATGGTTCTTAGAGGACTTAAGAAAGCAATATAATGACGATTTTAAATACTATTTAGACCAGAAAGAGTTAAAGAAAATCAATGATATCCTTAAATTATTGAACTTTGCAACAGGCATTAATATAATAGGTACACCAATATTAGAAGGTTTATGGGGATTCCAAGCCTTTTTTTTATGTTCAATTTTTGGGTGGAGATTTAAAAGTGATAGAAAGAAGTATAGATATAGAGATATAACATTATTTATACCTCGTAAAAATGCCAAAACTTTTATTTGTGCTTTGGTATTAATACTTCTAATGCTTCTAGAAGATGATTATTCAGAGTTCTACAGCATATGTCTTGACAGAGAGTTAGCAACAAAAACAAAAGATGCTATGACACAGATAGTAAGTGCTAGCCCTTTGGTGGAAAAACACTTTAAAACATCTAAAACATTAAGTGGGAAGATTGAATGTTTATTAACTCATTCCTTCTATCAAGCACGTACAGCAGAGGGAAATAAGAATAATAGTATAAGACCTTCGGCGTTTGTCTGTGATGAAATGGGGGCATTTAAGGACTACAAAAACTATAGTGCTATGAAGTCTGGACAGTTATCCGTTAAGAATCCTATTCGTATGAAAACTACTTCGGCATATGCGGAAAATGAAAGTATAATGCTTGAAGAATTAGAATATATTCGAAAAGTTTATAGTGGTGTTGTTGATGACGATAGAATGTTTGCTCTTTTATATTATTCTATAGATGAACATAAGTGGGATGATATAGGGCTTCAAATGTCTAATCCCATGAGAATACCAGAAAATTATCAAGAAATAAAAGACAATAGGAAAACTGCACTAGAGAAACCTTTAGAGCAAGAAGAATTTTTAACCAAACATATGAACATTTTCGTCCAGGAAAATAGCATTAAAAAATATCTTGATTTTGATAAATGGGTATTGGGCAGAAAGAATAAAATTGATTTAAAAGGTAAGCATGTTGCAGTTGGTGTCGATTTATCTATTACCACTGACCTTACAGCGGTAAGTATTGTGTTTAAAGAAGAAGGTAACTATTACATACTCTCACATGGATTTTTGCCAAGGGATAATTTGCATGAGCGCAGAGAACATCTTGACTATGAATTAATGGAGGAACAAGGCTATTGTACAATATGTGATGGTTATGTAGTTGATTATAATACAGTAGAACAATATATAAGGGATATTGAAGGTAAATATAATTGTGTTATTGACGTTATCGTAAGTGACCCATACAATGCATTACAGACCATGGAGAATTTAGGTAAAGATTATAATGTTATTCTATTAAAACAAACTTATTCAACATTAAGTCCTATGCTCAAGCAATTTCAACAAGATGTTTATCTTGGTAAAGTGTTTTATGAAGCCAATAAGGTACTGGATTATTGTGTAAGTTGTGCTACTACCATAAAAGGTAAGTCTACAGATGATATTTTGCTATGCAAAGAGAATAAAAACAAGCAGAGAATAGATTTATTGGTAGCGAGTACTTTTGCATATAGTCAGTTGTACTTAGAAGAGGAAAAATATGATGCAGTAGAAGCTTTGGAAAATGCCAATTGGTAAAAGAGGTGAAAATATGAACAAAATAAAATCTTTTTTCAATAGATGTAGGCTAAAAAAACATAATAAAAAGAGCAAAATGAAAGAAATAAAGCCTGCATTGATAGCTGAATCATTAACAATTATAGCCTTGATAATTACATTTTTAACTACTTTTATCCTAAATAAGTACCTTGGAATGTATGTTTTAGCAATAATATTAATAGTATCTAGCTATTTTATTAGCATAAACGGACTAGGAGGTGACGGATAATAGATGTTTTGGAATAAAAGACAACAGAAAAGAATGACTATACAAGATATGAATAACTATACATGGAGTGCAAATTTTGGTAGTACCGCCTTTATAGATGCAGAGCTAAAAGAGAATACTTATTTTAAATGTGTAAAGATAAATAGCGAAAGTGTTGGAAAAGTACCATTAATTCTTAAACAAACTACAGATAATGGGGAAAGAACAGCTACAGAACATTATCTGTATGACATTATGAAGAATAGGCCCAATCCTTTTATGTCTAATGTGGATTTTTGGCGGTCCATGGAAGCTACAAGACAACACAAGGGATATAGTTCTGCATTGATAACCAGAGATATTAAGGGTAATGCAACGGGTTTATATCCTATAACTATAACATCAATCATTATTGACAATGTAGGCCTTGCCAAAAGCACTATGAGTAATCCTATTTTAGTTCAATATACCTGTGGATATGACTTAAGGCAATATTATTGTTTCTATTCAGATATAATTCATTTGAAAAGTTTTACCTTAGACGGTATGACAAGTATTCCTATAAAGGATAACCTTAAAGACACAGTAGAAACTAATCAATCAGCACAGGATTATCAAAAAGATTTGTTTAGTAATGGATTAACCAATAAAGCTTTAATACAATTAGTTTCTGATATTAAAGATGAAAAGGGACTTACTACTATACAAGATAAATTTAATAGGATATTTAGTAATAAAGGTAGGATATTTACCGTTCCAGCTGGGTATCAAGTTACTCCGCTTAATTTAAATCTAGCAGATAGCCAATTTGCAGAGTTAAAAAAGATGGGCGCAGTAGATATATGTACTTCCTTTGGAGTACCGCCACATATGATAGGCATTATGGACGGAGTTAACAATAATAGTTTAGAACAATCCAATCTAGGATATTTGGTAAATACATTATTGATTCTATTTGAAAGCATAGAATCTGAATGTAATTATAAGCTATTAACCCCACAAGAAAGGGCAATGGGATATCATTTCGAATTTGACGAAAGCGTTCTTCTTAGAACAGATGCCAAGACACAGGCTGAAATACTTAATAGCTATATTCAAAATAGTGTTTATACACCTAATGAAGCCAGAGTTAAATTGGGATTATTAAAAGCAATAGATGGTGATGATTTACTTGCTTCTAGTGGTACTCTTAAAATTAAAGACCTATACAAAACTGCAGTGAAAAATGTACAGCAAAATAACAATACAGAATAGCTGAAAGGCGGTGATAAGTTGAACAGGGTAAATGAAATTAGAAATTTAAACCATAAAGTAGAAATAAGAGCTGCTACGAATAATAATGATGGTACTGCTACTTTAGAAGGATATATTGCTAAATTTAATAGTCCTACCACATTATTTGCTGGATATGTAGAACAAATAGACCCACATGCCTTTGATGATACTTTAGCAGATGGACACAATATATTTTTACTATATGCCCATGATTGGACTAAGCCATTAGCTAGTACAGAAGCAGGGAGTTTACAGTTAGATACTGATAATATAGGATTACACTTTATTGCCACAGTAGATACAAATATAAGTTATGTAAATGATGTTATTAATCTGGTCAAAAGTGGATTAATGATAGGCTGTAGCTTTGGATTTGATATTTTAGATGACAAAGATAGCTATGATCCTAATACCGATACCTTTACAGATACTTTGACCAAAATATGTTTGTATGAAGGCACTATATTATCTAATCCACAGTATACTGACACTACAGTTTCAGCAAGGGCAAAAGTGAAGAAAGAGGATATTGAGAGAGAAAAGACCAAGAAAAGTGAAAAAATAGAATTAAGAAAAAAGAAATTGGAACTAGAGTTAGAGCTATAGTTCTTTTTTTATACCCAAAATTGAAAGGAAAGATGCTAAATGAAGTTAACAAGTATTCAAATAAGACAAAAGATAGAGGAAAAGAAAACTCAAATAAGAAGCTTAATGGATGAGGATAAGATTACAGAAGCAGAAGCAGCAGTGGCAGAGAAAAAAGCTTTAGAATCAAAATTAGTAATAACAGAGGATTTAGAAAAAGAAGAACAGGAAGAATTAAAAAGACAGCAGCAAGAACAGGAAAAAGAAAAAAGAGAAAAGGAAAATAAGCCAACAGAAACTAGAGAAACCAAGAAAAATGATTCTATGGTATTGAGAGCAATTGTTAAAACAATGATGAATAAAGAATTAAGTAAAGAAGAAAGAGCTTTACTTGCAAATGGTGCCGGCGGTAATGGTACTGATCCTAATTTTTGGGGCGCAAATGGCGAAGGTTATGTTCTACCACAAGCAATTAGCACCACAATAAATAAGCTTATAAGACAATATAAGAGTTTTAGAACTGTATTAGGTCATATTCCAGCAACTGCACTAACAGGATCATTTCCAGTAGAAGGATTTGAAACTGTAACAGGTCTTGTAGATTTCTCTGAAGACGGCACCGCAGAAATACCAGAAGCAAATGATATTAAATTTGTAAATAAGAAATTTGCATTAGCTGAAAAAGGTGCTATTATTCCTATTTCCAATACTCTTTTAAGCTTCACTGACCAAGCACTAGAAAGTTATATAGCTGAAATATTTGCGAGAAAAGCAGTTATAACAGAAAATGCTATGGCAGTTGCAAAACTTAAGGTTGGTAAAACAATAAAAGCTATTGCAGATTGGAAAGCTCTTAAAGCTAGCATAAACATTGATTTAGACCCTGCCGCTTTGGCTAATGGTTGTATTTGTACAAATCAAGACGGATTTAATGTATTAGATTCTGCATTAGATAGTTTTGGAAGGCCGATATTACAACCTAATCCAGCTGATTCAACGCAGAAATTATTTGTGGGATTACCTGTGAATATATTCTCTAATTACATGTTGCCTTCTATAAATACTGGAACAACAGAAGCGCCAGTAATGGAAGCGCCTATATTCTATGGAGATTGCATGGATGCAGTTAAATTTGTAGATAATGGAACTTACAGTTTTGCAGTATCTACAGAAGCTGGATTCACTAAGAACATGACTTATGCAAGAGTAATTGAATATTTAGATGTCGTGCAAGTGGATTCCAGCGATAAATTATATATTGCTGGACAATTACCATTAGCATAATTATAGAGGGGTTAATGCCCTTCTATTTTAATTTGGGAGGGATTATATGGCTCTAACATTAGGTGAAGTAAAAAATTATATAAAAATAGATAATGATATAACCGAGGATGATGACTATTTAAATGAACTTATAGAAGTAAGCCAGATTTATATAGATGATTGTGCTGGTGAGGACTATAAAATAGATGAAAAGTTAACTAAATTGGCTGGATTACTTCAAAAGAAACTTATAAATGATATGTATGAAAATAGAAGCGGTTATGTAGTTACTGATAAAAGAGATGTTATAGTTTCCACTATACTTGATAAACTTTCTATGGCTGAAATTATAGATACGACCACAATAGTTATTGAGTAGGTGAGAATATGCAGAGTGGCGAGTTAAATAAAAGAATTTTAATAGGTCATACAATAGAAGGTCAAACACCTAATGGATATCCTACCACCGATTTAGACGAATCTACAGCTATAAAGGCGTGGACTAAAATAATGGGTATATCAAACAAACAATTCTATGCAGATAATACAGAAAATATGGAAGGTATATTAAATTTTAAAATTAGATATAGACCTAACTTTGATACATCTATGAAAGTAAAATATAACAATGTTATTTATGACATTGTCGATATTGATGATTATTTACAACAACGTAGATTCCTGATTTTAAGAGCAAGGATGGTGAGGAATAATGGCTAGTACATTCGAGACAGAGGGATTAAGTGAGATAATGTCCAAAATCGAAAAGATGGGTAAAGAGGGTGTAAAACTAGAAAATGATTCGCTCAAAAAAAGTGCCGAGCCTATTCTTGATGATGCCAAGGCAACTACAGCTTTTATAGATAGAACAGGCGACTTAAGAAAATCTTTGAAAATATCTAATGTGAAAATGAGTAAAGAAGGTAAATTTGTATATGTTGGTGATACGGATAAAGTAGCTAACTATAGTTGGTATGTAGAATATAAGCATCCATTCTTAAGACCAGCTTTTGAGAAAAATAAAAAAGAAGTGTTAGCAAGGTTGAAACAAGAAATAGCAAAGGGGTTGGCTAAGAGTGATTAATGAGTTAATAATTAATACTGTAAAGCCCTTGGTACCAATATATTATCAGAAATATCTTGGTACCGCTTCAACTTATGCTACTTTTTTTTATTATTTAATACAACCAGAAGATTCTTCTGATGATGAAAGAGAAAGTACAGGCTATTATATACAAATTGATCTTTATTATAACGGTGATATAGGAGATTTAGCAGAACAAATAGGCAATATATTAGAAACAAAAGATTTTAGAATATCAGAAATAAGAGATTTAAATTATGATGATGTAGCCAAGAAATATCATACAGCTATTACAATATTTTATTTAGAAGAAAATATTTAAGTTGAAAGGAAAGATGCTAAATGAGACAAATAGGTTTAAGAGATGTAAGTTTTGCACCTTTAACAGATAACACAGATATTATAGGTGGAACAGCTCAATACGGAAATATGACCAAATATGAAAGGTCGGTAAGTGCAAAAATAACACCTAAATCAACAAGCGAGATGCAATACTCTGACGATAATATAGAAGAAATTATACAGAAATTCGATTCCATAGATGTAGAAATAGAATTAAATCAATTAGGCCCAGCTACAAGAGCATTTTTACAGGGTTCTCAATTAATTAACGGCGTGCTAGTTGAGAATAAAAATGATGTGCCACCGTGGGTAGCCATGAGTTTTAGATCTTTAAAGTCTGATAAAGTACATTATAGATATGTATGTTTATTTAAAGGACAATTTGAACTAACAGCGGATAATTATGACACAGATGCAGATAAGTTAAAAACACAAACAGCTACATTAAAAGCTACATTTATTCCTAGAGAATCTGATGGCAATTGGAGACTTATAGCAGATGATGATGAACCGGGTGTAGATATTAATGCTTTGGCAGGATGGCTTACAGCAGTTCCTACAATTCCACCAAGTATAGCTATTACTAGTATTACATTAAATAAAACCACTGATTCTATTGTAGTAGGAGCAAATGACACTCTTATAGTAACTTATGCACCTACTGGCGCTACAAATAAATTAATAAACTGGACTACTTCAAATCCATTAATTGCAACAGTTAATGGCAGTGGTAAAGTTACAGCAGTAGCAGCAGGAACAGCAACTATTACAGCTACTACAGTTGATGGAAACAAAACAGCAACTTGTGTAGTTACTGTAACAGCATCATAGGAGGAATTTAAATGGCAGTTAAAGGAAAAGAATTAAAAACAAAGAAAACCGATATACCATCATTCACTTTTGATGGAGAGGAATATCAAGTTACATTTGATTTCAATGTTTTATGTGAAATAGAGAATGTATATCCTAACGAAGATGTTTTTCAAGCCTTGGAAGATTTACAAAAACCAAAAATAAGTGCCGTAAGAGCAGCATTATATGCCATGGTTAAGGTTGAAAATGAAAAAGTTACATTAAAAGATGTTGGCAAGAAATTAGATCTTGAAACCTTGGTAGGTATGAAAGAAAAAATGGATATCGCTCTTTCGAATGATATGCCAGAGCAAGAAGAAAATACGGGGGAATAGAAGCCGAGAGTAATTCCAGTAATGAATGGGATTGGTCTTGGCTATTTTATTGTGGAACTATTTTGTTAAAAATGACAGAAGAACAATTTTGGAAATGCACACCAAAGAAATTAAATGCTCTATTTAAGACCTATAAAGAAGTAAATGGAATTAAAGATAAAGAGAGTGAAATGGATTATATAGATAATGTTTTATTTTAAGAAAGGTAGGTGTAGCCAATGGCAGAAGACAGTGTTCAAGGATTAAAAGTAAAGGTTGGAATAGATGATAGTTTATTTACACAAGGGGTTGCAGGACTTAGCAAGTCTATGAGCGTTCTTAAAAGTGAATTTAATGCTACATCTGCTAATCTTAGGAACTTTGGTACTTCTACGGACCAATTAAGAGCAAAGGCAGAGTATTTAGGTAATAGCATGGGATTACAGAAAGCTAAAATAACTGCTTTACGTGATGCCTATGAAAGGTCAAAGGCAGAAACAGGGGAATTCAGTAATGCAACACAAAACCTAAGTATTAAGTTAAATAATGCTATAAGTTCTTATGCTAAAACAGAAACTAGTTTGCAAAAGGTTGATTCAGAGTTAAAGAAAACTAATGATGATTCAAAGAAAATTACATTTAAAGAGTTTTCCACTAATGCATCAACTAGTATTGAAGGTGCTAGAAGTAAAATAACTACACTAAGAAATGCTTTTTTAGGAATAACAGCAACACTTGCAGGAGCAGGAGGACTTATAAAGTTTACAGAAGGGGCTATAAATGCGGGAGATAACGCTTATAAGTTAAGTCAAAAACTTCATGTTTCAACTACAGAAGCAGCAGGATTAAACAAAATGCTATCAATAGCCGGAGTAGATGCACAACCAGTAATTAGTACCTTTACTAAATTGGATGGTGCTCTTGGGAAGCAAGCGGCTTCTTCTGCAAAAAGTAAAGCTAGTGCATTAGATTTACAAAAGGCACATTTAGATGTAGACAAAGCTACCAAAAGTTTAAATGAAACAATGGCTAAATATCCCAAGGGTTCTACTCAAGTTCAATCTGCACAATTAGCTTTATCTACTGCCAATGAAAAATTACAAAAAACTATGAGTGGTGGCGAACAACTAACCAACGCTACTGCCATATCGCTTAATAAGTATGGTGTAAGCCTTACTGATGCACAGGGTAAATTATTGCCTATTCCTAAACAATTAGATGCTTTAGCGGCAGGATATAAAAAAGCTAGTGATGCAGGAAACGAAGAAGCATTTACAGCAGATGTATTAGGCAATAAAGGGCAACAACTTATACCATTACTAGAAAATTATACAGAAGCTAAGGAACAGGCATCTAAAGTTAAAGGGATAGGAATAGACCCGAAACAAGCACATGAAACAGCGGAGCAGTTAAAAGTATTAAAGATGCAAGTTGCGGCAACAGGAGGAGTTATGGCCAAGGCTTTAATTCCTCTTGTACAACAACTTTTGCCACCATTAATAAAACTGTTTCAAAATCTTACAGTTGAAATAAAGGCGCATAAAACTGATTTAGATAATTTAATTAAAACATCTATAGAAATTGGTGAAGCACTTGGAACTAAAGTAATGCCTATACTAAAAGCTGTATTTGATTTTGCAACTACACATAAAACAGTTATAAAAGATATGGCAGTAGGTGCAGCTGGGCTTTGGGTAGTTTTAGGAGCTGGAAAAGGTGTAATAAGTACAATAAATGGTGTAAAAGGTGCTATAGATTCAGCAAAAATAGCTGTTTCTGGTTTTAAAATAGTAGGAAGTGCGTTGAAAGATGGATTTGATACTGCTCGAATAGGTGGTATGCTATTTGTCGATAACATAAAAAGTATTGGTTCGAGTTGCGTTGAAACTGCATCTAAAATGGGCAATTTCATAGCTGGAGTTGCTAGGTCAGGGGCAGAAGCAGTAATAAGCGGTGGAAAGATTGCTATAAGCTTTATAGGCAATGTAATTAAAACAGGAGCAGAAGCGGTTATAGCAGGAGCAAAAGTAGCAGCAAGTTTCATAGCCAGTATGGTTACTTCGGGTGCAGAAGCTGTAGCAAACGGTGCTAAGATAGCAGCAGGCTTCATTGTTAATATAGTAGCCACAGGAGTACAGTCGGCAATAGCAGCCGGAAGAATAGGTTTGGTAACTGCTGCACAATGGTTGTTAAATGCAGCTATGGCAGCTAACCCAATAGGCTTGGTTGTAATTGCTTTAGCAGCATTAGGAGCAGGGCTTGTAATTGCCTATAATAAATCTGAAACATTTAGAAATATGGTAAATGGTGCATTTAATGCAGTTAAAAATACTGCTGTCAATGTATTTAATGGATTGAAAAGTTTTCTATCAAATTGGGGATCTACTATAGTAACTTTTGCATTCCC